GCTAGGCCCATCAGTGCTGAGGGTGTTCCCTCAGGCTTTCGAGTACTCGTCGCTGAGGCTCCTCGTACTCTCAAGCCTTCCCTGATGGCGTGTACCCCTTTCAAGGCTGTGCCTGATGGGCTGAGCCTGCTCGGGCTGATGCCGAGCCCTTGAGGGGGCTCGGTGCTAAGACCCCTAAGGTGAGCTTAAGTACCTCAGGTGTGAAGGCTGATGCTCCCCCTTCTTTCTTTTACCGTGTCCTTCTTCCCCCGCAGTATCCAACACTGTCCACATAGTTGAGGCTTAGCTAAGCAGGATAGGGGCTGGTGATCTGCGTCTGGATAGCGGATCGTGTATCAGGCTCCTGGAGGCGTCTAGAATCGATCAGAATGTGCTGGGGGTATAAATACCTAGCCCCCACCCTGCAAGGCGCTCCTAGGCGCCGTGTGAAGGTTTTAAACGGAATTTCTGGGCTACACCCTCCACGCCAGATTGGTAGAGTAGCCTCGAGGGGGCACACCATACTAGGCGAATGTGGCATATCTCACACAGCAGAGGGTGTAGATCCCATGCCCAGATATAGCACCCCAGCTATCGTGGTGTATGCCAACCTCAACCTTCCGAATGATCTGCAACACCTGCCATAACCCAGACATACCCCTGAGACGCCCTGTATGGGGTCTAGAATCGATCAGCAGGGTCAACCCTATATAATCCTACCCCCAGAAGATTTGAGACGCTGAGAGAGGCAATAAAGGCTTAAGTGAGATATGCCACATTCCATGCCACCCTCCATGAAACGCTCACTGGGTTTGAGCGCAGCCTTGACTATGGATCACAACCCTCACACCATAAAAACCACAACAACCAACCAAGACAATTCAGAAAGGAACATCACCCATGGCCACCACACTCATCACCCCATCCATCACCTCCCTCTACGGGCAGACAGAAATCGACCCACTTGACCTCACCCGGCTAGCCGGCCGACACGCCAAACACATCAACCTTGACGCCGCCAAACACGTCTACCGGGATGCTGTGCAAGAAGCCTTAAACCTCTTCCGCCCCGACTGGACCCTCGCCCTCGACGGATCAGTCACCGGCCCACAAGACTGGCAACAGCTTACGGCGGATGAGGCCGAGGAACTCGCCTGGGAGATCGACACCATCGACACCACCACAATCCTCGAAGAAGCCACACGATAAAAACCATCCACACATCAGAAAGGAACCCGTCATGCAGAAGATCGCCAACCACTTCACCCAGCTCTACACCCCCACCAGCTACGACTGCCCCACACCCTTCGACCTGACACGCCTCGAAAACCTCTCCTGCGACCACATGGATTTTGAGGGCCTCGCCGAAGCCTACCGGCAGAGCGTGGAAGCCGAACTCCACAAACTACGCCCTAACATATTCATCGCATCCGATGGCACCGTGTTCAGCCACAACGAGTGGAAGCCGCTCACCGGTGGAGAAGCCACACAACTCTACTGGAATGTGACCCGCATCAACATCGGCCACCTACTCACCCTATGCGCCCGATAACCCCCAGCCACACAAGGATCGCTCACAACATTTGAGCGCAGTCTTGACACGAGGTCCCGTCACTGGAAGTATTGATCATGTCAGCAACGAACAACACCCCAGAAAGGGGACAACAGCCATGAACAAGAAAAAAGGCTACACCATCGCAGGCATCACAGCCGCCATCATCGCCGCAGCCTCCTTCCTGCCAGCACCCGACGACAACCCGCCACTCGCCTCACAGCCCGCACCACAAGCCACCACAGCCAACACCGAATGGACACCCAAAACCGTCCAACAGCGCAAAGCCGAAAAAGCAGCTAAGCAGGCCGCAGCAGTCCGCTCCCTACAAGCCGAACAGGCCAAGGCTCACAAGCAAGCCCAAGCAAGGGGTGAAGAAACTTCACAAGGGCTCACCATGATTACGGCAGCCCATGCTTGCGACCAGAAAGCCACCCAGGCAGCCGCAGAAAACGGTGTCAAATGGAACGGCAACCCCGACATCGACCTCTTCCTACACAAAGTCATCGGCGCCCACAAAGACACCTTCTCCATCGCCTACGGTGCCACCGCCAAACAACCCGGAGCATCCAAGGCACACGTGAAAGTCTTCTGCCAAGTATCAGGCACCGAAGACAAACCACAGGTAGAAGACATGTCCATCAACCCGTCACGCTAACTCGAAAGACAGCACACCCATTATGCCTCTCATGTCACACTATATCGCCAAGGTCGGCCTCACCGACATGTGCCACATCGTCCACGGTGCAGCAGTAAGCCTACGCACCGCCACCGATATCGCCGCCCGCATCGACACTCTCAAAGACAATATCGACCTCAGCCAAGAAATCAATACTCTCATCACTATCGAAACCACACTCAACGACATGTACACAACCATCGCACACAAAGCAGAAAACTACCATGAATGACATCACAAAGAACAACAGCGAGCTACACAGCTACGAAACGTTCTTCACCAGCCTAGCCTGGATCCAAGGCGGCATCATCACATGGATGTACGCAACCGGCACCCCACACAAAGCCGCCCTCGCCATCATTGCCGCATGCGCCCTCACCACCCTCCTAGGCGCCTCCACCCTCACCAACAATCCCCGAGACACTAAATGATCACAACACCCATCCTGATCGCTGAAACCCTCGCCATCATTATTCTCGCCGTCGCACTCGCCCACGACAACAATCAGTAACCCACCCCTAGAAAGGCGCACACACCCATGGATGAGCCAACCCGCATGTACACCGACCCCAACAGCGGTGCCCGAAAAGAACTCAAACTCTGCAGGCTATCCCTCATCGACCCTACAGCCTTGCACGCTCTCGGCGAGGTGGCCGGATACGGTGCCACCAAATACGGCGACAACAACTGGACCGGAGGATACCCGTGGAGCCACAGTGTCGACGCCCTCTACAGGCACCTACTATCATGGCAGCAAGGCAACAACCTCGACCACGAATCCGGGCTACCCCATTTAGCTCATGCTGCCTGGCACTGCCTCGCACTCCTCGCCTACCAGCAACACAATGCCGGCCAAGACACCCGCAACCCATGGAACAGCCACAAAGGCGACAAGTAATGCCTCTAGCACAATACCCGAAAACCATCAACCATCCAGGCCACATCTCCTACAGTTCACTCACCCAGTGGGCCGAATGCGGAGAAAAATGGCGCCTCCAACACGGATACAAAGCCACCTCCCACACCTGGTACGCCACCATCGCCGGAAGCGCCATACACCACATCACCGAACAATACGACCTACACCTATACAACCCCACCGAATACCCTGCACTACCAGACAAACTCTCATCCTTCAAAAACATTTTCGACACCCAAATCGCCCTCGCCGAATCCGAAGGCACAGAAATCAAACCCTCCGGCAGAATATGCAAAAACATGTGCGAGTCGGGCGGGCCACACAAAAAAGACTACGACTGGTGGATGATGTACGGCCCCACCTTCGTGGACCGGTGGAAAACATGGAGGCGCAACCACCCAGAATACGCCACCGCTGTTATTGACGGCCAGCCAGGCATCGAATACCCGGTAGAAACCACCCTCCAAGACGGCACAAAAATAGTCGGATATATTGACCGGGTATTCACCGACACGAATACGGGTGAAACCTTCATTGTGGACCTCAAAACAGGACGCCTACCCGCAGACAGTATGCAGCTGCACACATACCGGTACATGCTCAACCAACACGGCAACGATGTGACAAAAGGCATGTTTTGGACGCCAGCCACCAGCCGCAACGACGACAAGTCCCCGACACAAGGCACATCCACCGAACTCTACGACCTTGACAACAACACCTACCGGCATGTATCATCCATGTACAGTCAAGCAATGAAAGGAATCAGCGAAGGCATCTTCGTACCCCACGTCACAGCACTCTGTAAAGGATGCCCCGTACGAGACGCCTGCTGGGCCGTCAATGGGAAAGACGCCTACAGATACCCGGTAGAATCCACTGTACAGCCACCCCAAACAGACAATAAAGAAAAGGACACAAAATGACCGATAAAGACAAGATCGACAATGATCGACTCACGATCACACTCAAATATGGTGGAGACTATGCTGCACCATGGGCGGTCATCCGCGGAGACACAGCAGAGCAGACAAAACAGGCCATCATCGATTTATTGGGCGGACTCAAAAACGATGACGTGTCCAAAGACTGGGATCTAGCAACACTCGTAGCGAGCGCATCCATCATTCTACAAGACCGATACAATCAGGCAGCCAAAGACTACGTGGACAACATCGCATCAAACGAAAACAGCATCGTCATCAACAAAATCAACAATGCAACCAGCAAGGCACAGCTAGCCGACCTACTCAAACAGTACAAGAAGATCATCACCAGTAACAGTGACGTATCCGAGGCGTTCCGCACTAAACGAAACAGCCTCACCCGATAAAACCAACACAAACCAACAAACAAAACAACACAAACAGTAAAGGAAACACTAATGGGACTCGCCAACTACCGCAACAACAACAGCAACAGCACCTTCTTCAACCCCTCACGAAACCAGGACGCCACCGCCATCGCCTTCAAAGTCCACGACGTCGAACACAACACCGAAGGCTACGGCGGACAGACCGCCGATCGCATCTACGCTGATGTGACCATCTTCCACACCCTAGACGACCTCAACAACGGCACCCCAGAAACCATCCCCAACGCTATTATTGAGAAAGTGCGCGGCAGCAACGACCGCCCACACTCCATGATCCGCGACCTCGAAGCCTATCTTGGCGAAGAACAAGCCTTCAAACTCGCCACCGTGCGCACCAAAAACGGGTTCAACGCGGTCGTGCTCAAACCCCTCGACGACGCCATCTACGACCTCGTAGCAGCCTACGTTGATCAGCGAGACAGCCAGCCCAACACCACTGGTAGTGATGATGTAGACATCGACTCCATCTGACCGCTAATATTCATCCAAACCGTAACAGATAGATAGATTAAGGCTCCGATGCTCTCTCTCCAACGATCCTTCGAGAGAGCCTCCCAAACAGCCGCCGAGCTGCCCCGCATACCACAACTAGCACCCCTATATGACAACCAGGACATGCACATCCACAAAGGGGACCTGGTGATGATTGCGGGGCGGTCTGGCAGCCAAAAATCAGGGCTAGCAATGTTCATCACAGCGATGCTCAACCAGCCCGCCCTCTACATATCAGGGGACATGACACCCTGGGAGGCCTCCACACGAATCATCTCACTCAACACCCAACACACCACCGCCCAGATACAACACAACATCGACAACTACGGGCCAGAATACTATCGAGACAGCATCCACCACGGCGCACACATCACCTTCTCATTCCAGTCACCCATCACATGGACCGACATCACCATGGAGCTGCAAGCCTACATGGAAATGTGGAACACCTTCCCACCACTTATTGTCATCGACAACCTGATGGACATCCAAGACTGCGAATCCGACTACCAGGCCCAACAAGAAGCCATGCAATGGATCACAGCATTAGGTAGAGATACTGGCTCCACCCTTATCGTCACCCACCACGCCACCGACAAAACCGGCTCCGACATCGAACACCCGCCAGCACGCCGCGAAATCAAAAACGGCCTCTCCGAAAAACCACAACTCATATTGGGAGTCTCCCTGTATGGTGGCGAAAACAACGGCAACGGGCTCACCATCCCCGCCGAGGCACGCATCGCAGTGCTAAAACAGCGCACCGGCAAATCCAGCCCAGACGGCACCCGATACGAAAGACTACGAGCCTACCCCGAATACACATTCTTCGGGCCCCTCGCCGAAAAACAGCCATGGAACATGACCACAACACACAAAGGACTACCATGCCGACACAACAAGCACGCAACCGCAGGGCAGGAGCCGAATGGGAAACACGACTCCTCCACCAACTACGCAACACCGGCCATGATATAGAACGCCTCCACCTCAACGGCCGCGAAGACGAAGGCGACCTCATCCTCACCACCGGCCACAAAACCTACGTGATCGAAGCCAAAGCAGGACAGCAGCATCTCGCCCAATTCGTCAAAGAAGCAACCACCGAGGCACGCAACTACGAAACACACCGACACCGCGAAAACCAGTCCACCATCGGACTCGTCATCCTCAAACAGCGCAACAAACCCTGGAGCGAAGCCTATGTGGTATCAACCCTCAACGAGCTCCTCCCACACCTCTGACACCCGCCGCCTCCTCGACACCCACCACATCCGCTACAACCCATCCAAAAACGAGCAACACATCCTCTGTCCTCTCCACGACGACCACCAGCCCTCCATGAGCATCAACCTCGACAAAGGCCTCTGGTACTGCCACACATGCGGCATCGGAGGCGGACTCCACAAACTGAAACAACAACTCGAAGAAAGAAACCCGAATGTACGACAGCCTACAACCCTACAACCTTGCGGAACGCCGCCGAATCCAGAAAGCCTCAGCCCGCTACGAAACCCACCTCGAAAACATACTCGACCTGCTCTCAGCAAGAGGCATCAGCGAAGAAACAGCCCGCTACCACCACCTTGGATACATCGACAATGACCCCATACCAGGCCACGAAGACTACAACCAGTGCATCACCATCCCATACATGTACCCCGTCTGGGGGCAGCCAGCCGAAATAAGAAAAATGCGTTTCCGCTGCTCACTCCCGCACGACTGCAAAACCCACAACCACCCCAAATACCTAACCCCGGCAGGAGACACAGGCTCCATCTACAACATGGCCGCCATGGCCACCCCGGCAGCCGAAATACACATCTGCGAAGGCGAATTCGACTCCATGATCCTCGAACAATGCGGATGGCCGGCCGTAGCACTACCCGGCGCCACCTCGTGGCAAACCTTCTGGACCAAATTCTTCGAAGGCTACGACCACATCTACATCTGGTCAGACCCCGACAAAGCAGGCGACCAGATGGCACAAACCCTCCAAACCGCGCTGTCGCAAGCCACCCACGTGCCCCTCACCCTGGGGGATGTCACAGACACCTACCTGCAGGCCGGCAAAACAGGGTTGACACAAGCCCTCAACACAGTGCTACAATAAAACCAGACAAGCAAACATCACCTCAAGAAAGGCACAACAAGCATCATGGATCCCCTCGACACGTGCCCCATCCCCGGCCGCCGCGACACCTCTAAGGCCGCCAGGAGGCGCATACGCCTCGCCATCTGTGCAGAAAAATGGGCCGATGGTGAAGACCCACTCCGCATCATGCACACCTGGGGCACCACCTATGATGGGATGCGATCCATGATCCGCGCCAACCCCGACATTAAACTACCCGACGACATGGCCAAACGGTTACACAAAATCTGCCGGGAAGCCTACCCCAAAAACCAGCCCAACAGGCACCGAAGCGGATGGGACCAATACGAAAAACAGTACTACACCGAAGAAATACTCTTCCTCGACCAGTTCAATGTGCCAGCCCTCGAAATCCTTAACCGGCTCGACGTGTCGTGGACCATGTGGAAACACATCATCAACGAGCAGCACCTGACACGTTTACAGCAGGAAACCGACAACGCCTGCCAATGGGCAAACCTGCGAAAACAACACCCCGACAAAACTGATCAGGAAATCACCCAGATGATGTACAGTAACCAAGTAACGTTCAGCAAGGTAATGAAAACCATACCCGCATAAACATCCATGACACCAGCATAGTATTTGCACACTCTTTCACACATAGGAGGCATAATGGCCACCACAACCCAACACGTGACCGACACCAACAGGAACAACACCGACCAGCTGCCGGAGCATCTACAAGACGTCATGTGCGGCAAAACACTCAACCACACAGACGGAACCATCACGTGGTGCACACGCAAACCAGGACACGACGGCGACTGCCGCACAGGATGGCAGCCCACCACACAACCGATAGGACATCATGGCAACCAAAACTGAAACCCTCATCCAACGCTACGGCAACAAAGCCGCAGACGTCCTCGCCGACAGGTCTATCCCCGCCTCATGGCTAGCAAAACAACTCACTGAAGCCGGATACCCCATCTCCGCAACCGTCATCAAAGACTACCGCCGCAAACAAGCCAACACCACACAGAAAAAAGAAGAGGAAAACCAGTGATAGACAATATAGACCGGCTCCTCACACAACTAGCCAACCACGACAACGCCATCGACACCATCGACGACAATCTCGCCAACGGCACCGTACGCCGCACACGCATCTCCGAATGGACACTCCCCAACGGAGAAACAGGCCGATCCATACAAAAAATCATCGACCACCAACCCGCAACCGACCCCTACCCTATAGACGAACTCGTTGATAAACTAGCCGAATGGACACCCCCCAAACAGGCCGACACCCGTGGCAGCGATACGGCCTTCGTCATCGGGGCAGGCGACTTCCAAATCGGCAAAGGCATCCCCGGAGGAGAAACAGCACACTTCGCCGACGACTACCTACACTCCCTCACATCCACCAAACACTACTGGCAGCAAGCAGGCAAACCGCAACGAGTCCACATCGCATTCCTCGGCGACATGATCGAAGGATACGTGTCACAAGGAGGCAACAACGCCTGGCGCACACAAACACCCCTGACGGAACAAATCAGGCTCACCCGCATGGCCATGCTCCAGCTAGTCCACCTGTTCGACCACTGCGCCAACCTTACAGTCACATCCATCCCCGGCAACCATGGTGAAGCAGTACGCTTCGGCAAAGGAGTCACCACCTACGACGACTCCTTCGACGTAGACTGCTGCCGCGCCATCGCAGAAGCCTACCAACTCACCAACCAGTATCCCAACCTCCACTTTTATTTCCCCCAACGGGACGAAATGACCACCACCGTTGATGTGGCAGGCACACAAATCCTCCACGCCCACGGCCACCAATGGCGCAACAACCAACACTACGAATGGTGGCGCGGCCAAGAATTCCACAACGGCACCGTATCCAATATTCTCATGGCAGGGCACCGGCATCACCTAGAAATCTCCGAGCAAGGACAACGCACCTTCATCCAATGCCCATCCATGGAAGGAGAATCCGTCTGGTATAGGCATCGCACAGGCACCACCGGCCACCCCGGACTCGTGTGCTACACTATCAACAACAAAACACCAAACAACTACCAGATAGCCCGATAAAAGAGATGCCATGAGCAAACGACCAACCAAAGTCCAACAAGCCACCACAGCCAACTGGGAATGGGCAACCCCCCACCACCAACGGCAGCTACACAAAGCCTGCATCAACACGGCACGCCACTACCCGGCCATCAACCCCGACGACCTCCACCAAGACGCACTCCTCTACATAGCAGTACGCAACCAATACCACCAGCTACAAGGCAACCAGTGGACCCAAATGTGCTACCGTGTAGCCCAACGACTAGCAAACAAAACAGTCCACCACCTAGACCTACCCAAACCCGTCCACGAAATCACAGCCATAGCCGACCACCAAACCAGCAACTGAAAGGAAAACACACACCATGGTTACCACCATCCTCGACGACGGAACCCAAACCACCAGGCTACAAACCGTAGGCTCCACCACCACCGCCATCATCACCAACACCGAAACACCCGAAACCATCACCGCCAAATACACCATCGCAAAAGATGGCACAGCCACCTACAGCATCAGCGGAAACACCTACCTCGGCGACCACCAACACATTATCAAACTCATGTACGACTACTGCCACTGCGTCGGACGATTCGACACCACCAACACCACCAACACCAGCAACCCAGACAACCTCGACAACCTATTCAGGGGATGACCACGTGAACCGAACCTACACCACCGCCGACATCATCCAAGCCGCCCAATGGATCTGGAACGGCGGCCCATGGAAACCCAGCGTCGAACCAGGCATGCCACCCCCACCAACCGCCCCCCAGCATCACGGCAACAACATTGCCACCATGATCGACCTGCAGCTAGCCATCGACGACTATACCCTCACATGTGAACCATCCAAACAGCGCAAACGGCTAGCACGGCTCGCAGCATTCCGCGAAGTATACGGGTATGATCAAACCTACGCCACAGCTGCACAGCGACTCGGAGTCACCCGGCAGACGGTGAAACAGTGGGCAGACCAAACACTCATCACCCTCACCGAGTACGCAAACAGCACATACTACATGCCAGACGATAACGAAGGAATGGCATAACAACCATGAACAACACAACCAACATCCTCTACACCGCCCTCAAAACAGCGGTACACCGAATCATCCAACAACAGCCCACCAACATGCAACAACTACAAAACATTGTTGACAGTGTCGAAAACCAGTACCATATACCCATCTCCCTCGATGATGTGAACCTCACCGTTCAAGAAGTCAGCCTCGACGATCTCACACTGGATCAGGACACGCTAGACGAGTGCAGCGAAATCCTGTGGGACTGCGACAGTGCAGGACACCCCACAAACAGCCAGCAGCCGAAGACAAGCCAGGAAGCCATAGACTGGCTAGCCCGAATCTCCTACCAGGCCAAACTACTGCAAGCAGAAGCCGACGATATCATGCAGTCCATCCTCTGCCACCGCGACAACCACAAAGGCGTTATCGGCCAGAACGTTCTGCACCAGGCCAACGAAACAATCTCTACCTGCCTCCACCTGGACCAGCTCATCGAAGACACACTAGACGACAACCTGTAAAACCCCCATAGAACACAAAAAGAGTGCCCCAGCAGCAGCCACCACACAATCGTGGCAGCACCGCTGGGGCACACATCTATATTCACTTATGCAACAGTAGACTCTACCGTGCCAACCTCCGACTCGGCCGCACGCCTCGGCTCATAGCCACCAAAACCATCTACATCGTCTGCAGGCTCGATCATGCCAGGATCCGACACATCAACCATATGCGGCTCAACCAAGCCCCCATCATCCGGTGGAACCAAACCCGCATCCACAGGCGTGGTTTTAGGTTTACCGGCCACAAACGCTGGGCTACCAAACGAAGTAGCCACCGACAGGACAGCAGCCACCCCGGCTGTGATCAACGCCGACTCCCACGGCAAACCGCGAAACGACTCCGCAGTATAGGTGACACCCGCAGTAACCCCCAACACGGCAACAAACGTTTGCACAAAAGTCTTCAACGCCCTTTCGAGCAGGCCCAACCAAAACTGTTTACCCATCACACATCACCATCACTTTTTCAACCGGGCCACATCCGCCTCAAGCCGGGCAAGACGGCTACGACACTCCAGCACGTAATACCAGACACTCCACAAGGCATCCTTGCTACGCCACAGCTTCCCCGTCACCGGATTCTTCACCCACGACAAAGCCTCCACACGGCGCACCAAGTCACCATTCTGAACCTGAACCACACCAACATCATGATGCAGCTTATTCACCGACTGGGCCACCTGCCCAGACAACTGTTTAATCTGATTATGTAACGCTTGTACATCAGCCACCGTTAACTCCTCACTACCACTACCGCCGCAGACTACGGCCATAAATTTGTCCCACGGAAACCACGGCCCCGGATCATCATGATCCGACTGATGCCACGCATCCGTCACATCAGTATGCCCGCACACACCACGCCTGCCAGCCTTCAAATCGGCCACAGACAGTTTCCTCTTCGGAACACCATGCTTGTCACACAACTGCCGACACAGGACAGCCGCACGCTCCACCGCAGGCCACACCCTCGGATCAAGCCACTGCTCCCGAGTGTAAGCATGCCCCGGTACACGGAACGAGGCGTGCGAACCACCATCCGCGCAAATCTCTATACCCAAGCTATGCGGATTCGGCGGGGCATGCCACCCAATAGTCGACTCCGACAGGCACTGCACCGTCTCCCCAATATCGCAGACGTAATGGGCAGAACCGCCCGCCGATGGGGACGCGAAATAGTTCGCCGTAGACACCGCCCGACCCTTACGGGAAGCAGACGGAAACCCCACATCCGGGCACGTCGCATGAATCACAACCCTATTCACCGGACTATTCGAACCGGCCGAGTGATGCGCCGCAGGAATAAACCTCACAACATGTCACCACCAAACACTACCATCACAGCCACTCCTTTCTATTTGTGGGATGATACGGTAACCACAGGTGACGGGGCCACACCCTCACAAGCCGCAGAACCCGATACCGTGGAAACCACACCGTCACTATATTTCACAACAAGGCGGCCCCCAGCACAGTACACTGATATCACCGAGCGCCCATCCTTACCGTCCTTGCCGTCCCGACCATTCGTGCCGTCAGCACCGGCCGAACCCTGCGGACCTACAGGACCGGCAGGACCGGCAGGGCCACGCTCACCCTGTGCACCGTCAGCGCCAGGGGGACCGGCAGGACCATCCTTGCCATTCACACCGTCAGCACCGGCAGCGCCATCCCTACCAGGCACACCATCACGGCCATCAGCCCCGTTCACACCATCCTTGCCGTCAGCGCCAGGCAACCCTTGCGGGCCAGCCACACCATTCAAACCAGGAGAACCCTGCGGACCAACAGGGCCAACCAGACCAGCAGAACCATCAACACCAGCCGGCCCCTGCGGCCCCTGCGGGCCACGCACACCAGCCGGGCCAGGAACACCCTGCACACTCTGCTCAACACGAGCAGCATCCACACACAAACCAGACTGGTGAAGACGCACCGACTCCTGCCCACCAGAAGCACACACCCGCTTCACACGGGCAGCCAACCCTTTGGCGGCTGCACCATTCGACTGGGCTCGAGTCTGCTCCGAATCCCTTTGGGAAGCCACAGAACCATACCGCAAAGCACCCCCAGCCATCGCCACCAACAGCACAAGCGACAAGAACAACAATATCAGGGAAGCCTTCTCAAACGAGCGGCGCTGCCGCTTCTCCTCCTCCAACTCCCTCACAATTCACCCCCCACCACCATCAACAGTATCCTTCAAAAACTCGGGCAAATCAGGCATCTTCACCGGCTCAACATCATCCGGCAAATTCGCGTTATAGCGGTGAACAATATGGCGAATATTCCACGTGTACTCTTCCATCGCATCAACCTGCGCAGACAACTGCCTCAACCGCTTCTTCGACCTGTACGTAACCGCCTGAACAGAACCAAGAACAGTGGCGATAGCGGTACAAAGAGAGGCCACAAGCGTAGGTGTAAACCATGACACTACAGCCCCCTACCACTACAACCACCACAACACGTCACATATCCGCAGGCCGTGCATTACACGCCGACAGCAATCCAGTTAGCAACCGCAGGCACACCGGAAGGCTTCGAACCGTCATTAGTGATAAACGCCAAACCAAAATCCTTGGCAGTAATATTGTAGGCTTTCACATCAATCTGTGTCGTGCCCCCAGCAGCCGTAGCCATAGACGCCACCACAACAGGCGGACTAGCAAACGGGCGCTCAAACGGGATCGTGTAAGCATACACATTCGACCCGCCAAACGTGATAGACTTCGTGCCAGTTTCGATCCTCGGAGACAGGAGCATCCACTTGTCGGCATGGTTAGCCCACACAGCCCCTGAAGGCACCATCACACGGTCACCCTCCACAGGGGTAGGGTCACAGGCTGCAGACTCCCCAAACGCCACACGAGCCGCCACAGCCCTCCTGTCAAGCTGCTGCTGCAACCCGTCAGACGACAACACCAAAGTCGCCAACAGTTGCTGATGGAACACGCCAGGCTCAGCCCTCAACACGTCACGGGCACGCTCCGAAGACCCACCAGGAACAATCTCCAACTTCGCCGTATTCTCCTGCCAATCCCGAGACAGAACCACATAGTCGTACCTTGGCTTCCCCGGACCCGGAAGCGGCTCCGTCACCGTCTCAACACTATTCGACGTGCACATCACCCCGTGAGCCCACGCCTGCCCCGGCAGGACCTCACACAACACTGTGGCACCCTGAACAGTAGTGCCGACACGAAAATCATCCGGGCCCTTCACAGACGGCATATTACCCATCAGACCAGACATTTGAGCCCAATCATACTCGGTCAACACACCATCAAACCCTTTACACACAATACCCACAACAAACCCCTCACAATTAGAACTTTTGCAAATCCCGCACACCCGCAGCCAAACCAGCCACACGGCGAGCCAACAACGCCGACGGATTATCCTCATAATCCCCCGCAATAGGAGTCACCTTCGTCCACCCGTCACCAGGCGAATCACACTCCACATCAATCTGCCGCACAATCTCCGCAATAGGCCCCGAACCCACATCCACATAGATCAAATCCCCGGGCATCAGATTGCCGGGCCCAAACCGCAACACCTTCGACTCAGCCAACTCGATCTTAAACCCCGACGTAGCCCCAGACTCCGCCAACACCCGCTCAGCCTCATCGGCAAGAAACGCATCCTCATCAGCGTTACGGGCATCCTTAAACACCTCTACACGATCAAACCACTCCCCCTCAGACAGGCTATCAACATCCTCACAAAACAGCCTATCCTTACCCTCGCCGCGGCCACCAACCACCACCGAAGTAGCCTTAGGGGCATCCCTCACATACTCCCACGAAACAATCGAACCAGACTCGGCAGTCAACACATGCGTCCGAGTCACCGCCGGCACACAATCAAACAACAAACCCCGCCGATCCAACTTCACATTCTCAAACTGCTTCACCGTGACAGTCATCCGAGCCCACGACAATATCGGCAACAATTTATCCGCAAACACGTGAAACCGGGCCTGAAAATCCTTAATAAACCGTCCACGACTCTCATCATCAGTCAGAAACACCTCCGGCGGAAACCGCCACGCATTATCACGCAACACCTTTTTAGCCACCGACTCCGCCGGACCCGAATAGTGGGCATAATCCCGGTCAGCACGCCACTCCGAACCCACAAAACTGGGACGATAATTGATAGGCCACATCAACATGCGCCACAACAGGCGAATATCATCCTCACACGTGATAGTCACCTTCGAGGACTGCCACGGCCCCACCCCGTGCACCTTACGCACAGGCCCAGAAAAAATCTGGCCACCACCATAATCAACAACCAGCCGCGCCCCAG